AGTCGTGCGGCCTCGGCACTGCGCACCGTCTCGGAGTTGACGGTCAGCATGTCGATCTCTTTCATGAGGTCGGTTGTTGCGATCGTCTCAACAGCACTGCCCACTCCCAGGTCGATACCTCGAGCGGCCAGCGATGCACGCTGTGAACCCTTGATCTTTCCAGCACGCAGGCTGACTTGGCCTTGCTTCAGTTGGCCAGCACGCATGATCTGCTGGGCAGTGAACTCGGCCTGCACGGCGTTGAGCCGCGACATGTCTGCCTGGAACTCCAGGCTCGAGGCCTGCGACTCGAGTTGTAGTTGCTGGCTCTTGGCGTTGAAGTAGGAGCCGATCGCGCCTTGGATGGCGCCGCCGACGGCGAAGATCCCGCCCAGTTGGCTTGCTTGAGCAGGCGTCAAAAAGGTTGCCATGTGTCAAATCTCCTGTTTGACCTGGGCTTGGAAGACTGTGTTGACCTTACCTCCACAGCACCAGGTTTCTTGCTTGGTTGAACATTACTCAGGCCGAGTGATCTTACGGGTACCTTTACCCACCGATCGCAACCTCGAGCGTCATGCCGACAATCGTCAGTGGCAGAGGGTCGCTCTGCCGCACAAACACCTGGCCGCTGTCCAGCCAAGACGGGGTCAGCATGATCTGGATCTCTTCGGTCTTGAGTTCAGGCGGCGTGCCGTACGGCTCGGTGGTCCGTTGCTTGGCCTCGACCAGGTTGTTAGCGTTCGGCCCAATGAAGATGCCGGAGGACTGGTACACGCGGAGCCAGGCCTTGTTGACATTTTTGTATCGGCCTTGGCCCATGCCGTTGTCGATGCCCATGGCCAGCGGCAGGCTTTGCAGGTCAGCCGTGATCGGCAGGCCAATGTGGATGATGCTCGCGGCCCGGTCGATCGTGATCGAGCCACTGGTCACCACCTTGCGCGGCTGGACGGCGCCGTCGGCCAGGATCGAGACGGTCTTGCCCTCGAGCCAGGTCAGGCCGCTGATCGTGTTCCTGGCAAACGACCAGGAGGCCGTGGCGGCGTTTCTCAGGGCCGCAGGTAGGGTGACATCCACCCGAGCCGTTGCGACCGTTGTGGAGGTCGTGGATCGAATCGTGAGGCGGTATTTGTTGCCAGCCGAGTCGGTCAGCACAATAGCGTCTCCGACATCACTGGTTCCTGGGAAAGTGAATAAAGCACTCGAAGCCGTAAGGGTCAGGATGTCAGACGGTCCCCAGGTCGTGCCGCCGCTCACAGTGATCGTTCTGGCCGTGGTGTTGGTGCCGTCGTATGTTGCACCTGAGTCAACAAAGAACGCGTCCTCGATCGAATCAAAGTGGCGGCTGGCCATGCGCTCGATGTAACGCACCGTGCTTCCGTTGACCACGCGCTTGACCACGACATACAGCCGGTCCTCGTTGCCCTCGGCCACGACCGTGCAGGACTCAAACACGCCATCGGTGTCGTGCTTGTGCCAGGCGCCGATCTGCTGTTCAGGAACATAGGTTAGGCCAAGCAACATGCCAGACGAAGACACAAACCAGATCATCTGCATTGGCGCTTTAGCAAATGCCATGTCGCTGATCTCAAAGTTGTCGAACAGGTGCGCAGACCGGATCGACATGTCGTTTGTGATAAATCCGTTGGCCTGCCAGTTGTAGCCCAGTTCGCGCACATGGCCACCGCGTGCGGCGCAGTAAACAAGCGCGTTGTTGATGATCACCGGTTGAACATTCGATGAACCGATGTACGACTGTGGTCGAACGGAAATCGTGTTAGGCGTGATCTCGTCGCTGTTGAGCGATGACACTCGCCACTCAGCAGACCCAGTCAGCAACAGCAACTGAGTCAGCGGAACGATGTGGCGGATGGTGTTTGCTTCACGAGCGGCCACGCGGAATTCGATGCGGTCATCGTCGCGGATGGGTAGGCCATAACTGAGGTTGGACTCAGTGCCAGACTTGGTCATCCAGATCTTCTGTGGCTCATTGATCGTGCCAGCAAAACAGCGACGCTGTTCGAAGTACGAGACTGCGCCTGGGTAGTTGCTTGCGCTGGTGAATTCGTTGTCGTAGTTGGGAGGAGTAATCGACAGATCCGGCGCGATGTTGTTGTCAACGATGCTCGTGCCGGTCGTGCTTCCGATGTAACCATACAGACCCCCCAACAGTTTGTAGACGCGATACCGTGCGGCACCGGTAACAGCAGACCACGAGATGGTGTTGGTCGCGCCGGTCACATAGATGTTGTTGGTCACGCTTGCAACAGACGATGCGGTGGACTCGCCAACCTCATCGGATGCCACGGCGGTGACGACATAACTCATCGTCTCGTAGGTGTCGGCATTGGTCGATGACGACGCAGGTATGTACCTGGTGGCCGTCACACCAGTGGGTGTTGCGATCGGTGACCCGAAGTTGATCGTCGTCAGCGTCCAGTTGGTGGCGCCCAGTCGGCGCAGTTCACGCGGCGCATAGTTGGGATGCACCAGCGTCATCACATCAGCGGACTGCACATAGTGGATGTCGAACAGGTCTGCTTCTGCGTACGGGTTTGCGATCTCGTATGGCACGCCGCCAGACATAAGCGTGGCGCCCTGCGTGTGAAAGCGGATGTAGCCCTCGCCAAGTTCGATCACCATGGTCTGCGTGGTCGAGTAGGTGAATGGGATCAAGCGTGTACGCTTGGCGCTGTTCTTGACTGCACGCACGAACGCAAAGCCAGGTCTGTTTTCTGCTGGGCCTTGAGGCGTGGCCATGAAGTTTTTCATGGTGGCCGCGCCGGTTTGATACTTCACATCATCGATGCGCCCGAACATCTCTGGCGACATCTCGCCGCCAGCAAAAGAGCGTTGCAGTGTGCGTACATTCGGCATGTCTTATCTCCCGGCAATCCAGGGCACGATCTGCTCTGGTTTGATCTTGCGTGCATTTGAATCTGCTTCCATGGCTTTGGCCAAGTACAGGTTCATCATGGCCACGCATCGCTTTGCTTCTGCGGCGCCTTGATCACCTTTGATCACAGGACCAGCCAGCATCGATGCAAGATGCCACGACAAAGTGATAGTGAACAGCGGAGAAAATTTTGTTGGGTCGGTGATCTTTGCTTGATAACGCAACACAGCCTGGTGCTGATTGGTCAAAACAATTTCAGATCCGTCTTCAGCGACTTCAATTGCAAATCTTTGCGGAACATATTGGCCAGCGACAACAGACGGCGAATAGTTCGTATAAAAATCTGGATAAGTTTGCGGGTTGAAATTTGTGCTGTAGTCATCCTTTGCTTCTGGAGGCAACACCGCAATGATGTCCATTGCATCCCCGGGCATGGCATAGGCGTATTCCCACATAGGCCAATCGTTGGTCACTTCGGCTCCATATGCACGCTTGGTCGAAAAAGACCAACTATGCATTTCGAACAAAGTGTCTCGAGCGATTGGGTAAAAGCGTTGGCAGTGCTCTGCCTGCGCAGAACCCTCGGGCGGGTCAATACTTGCGATGGTGGCGTTGTCGCCGAGGTGCGCCAGCGCAAGGTTACAGATGTCGACAACTGATGCCATCATGGCCTCCTAATGTGAAAAGGGGGCCGTGGTTTCCCAGCGGCCCCCCGTGACTTACGGCTTCCGATCAGGAAGGATTACACGGAGCCTTCGACCGGTTCACGCTTGGCCTTGGGCGTCCACTTCTTTCCAGAGGTTTCGGCTTTGGCCTCATTGCCTTCTTCATCGACAGGCACCAGCGCAGATCCAGCAGGACCATCGTAGTCGACGATCTCGCCCTCATTGCGAAGGCCGTTGTTGACGAAGCAGGGTGCGATCACTCGGTATTTAGGCATGTGCAATTCTCCTTATCAGACTACGGTAAAGCCAGAAGCGTAGAACTTCTTGCCGTCCTGAACATCCATCACCATGTCGGCGGTAACTTTACCAGCCGAGTTGGTGCCAGACACAGTGTAGCGAGCGCCGAGGTAACGCTTGCCGAGCGAAGCGATCTGCGGGTTCAGACGCACGGCAACATTCTTGCCAAGAGTCAGGTCAGCAGTCACGATCGCGCCGGAAGCGCCAATCACCACGACATTGCTCGACAAAGCGGCGTTGTCAGCGATGATCACTTCGAAGTTGGTAGAGGTACCACCAGCGAAGGCTTCAGTCATTGCGAAGTTCATGTAGAGGTCGCCACCTTCACCCATGTCGCGAGCGACAGACAGGTCGACAGTATCAGTCGACACAGCAGTCGTGGTCACGGCTTGGTCAGTAGAGACGCGGAGCAATTTATCGGTAATCATGGTTTGATCCTTTCAGGGTTAAGTTGACCAATTAAGAAATGGCCGCTTCGGTGTTGAGCAGAGCATCAACGCGACGGAGCGGAACGCCCAGGAAGGACAGCCAAGAGTAAGGCATACCGAACTGGCTCAAGCCTTCATTGATCTTCAACACATACTGGCTCTTGTCCAAAGCCGCGATCGACAAGCCAGAGTGGACAGTGCGGTTCATGTAGAACGCGGCACGACCCATCGACATGTTGGGGATGCGGTACAGAGCACGAGCCATCAGTTTGATGATCGCAGTTGCGGCGGTAGGAGCCTGGGTGCCAGTCTGAGCGATCAGGTCGGACACATCGATGTTGGCGATGCGCACGACATAGCGCCAGTCTTTCACGACCAGACCATTCTTCCACTGGTAACGAGTAGCCAGGGCTTGCATGCGAGTGCCGTCGCTGTTGTAGACGGTTTGCTCGCCGAGGTCTTCATGAATCAGACCAGCCTTGGAACCCTTCGGGAACGGGCAGTACACAGTGTTGTCACCCCACACCACGAGGTAGATCGAGGTGTTGTCAGAGCCAGAGCCACCAGCCTTCAGAATGTTCTGGCCGTTGGCGGCAGTGCTGTCGCTGTAGCGAGCGGCAAGGCCGAGGAACTGCTTGGGATCGACACCAGGGTTGCCATAGAACATGGTCGTAGCCTGGGTCTGGTTCATCGCCTCGAGGAAGGCGGTGTCTTCAGACAGGCGGAACTGAGCGGTGTTGCCGTTCAGCATGGCCAAGTCTTTGTCCACTTCAGAGCGGGCTTCAAGGATGCCGCAAGCCTCGTCCACTTGTGCAGTGGTCGATTTGCTCGACGGGATACCTTGGTTCAGCGCACGCCAGTAGACAGTGGGCAGACCAGTACGGATTACGACGCGCTCGCCGGTAGGCAGGTTGCCTTCCTTGAACACGCAGTCCTCCAGGATTTCGTTGCTCTGCGAAAGCAGTTCTGCAACGATGGGAACTCGACCGTCCGGGTCGACGCGTTTCGCCCAATCGGCGAGGGTGAGAGAGTTGTTCGACAAAGTAGCCATGTTGGACTCCTATTAAGTTTGCTGATTTGAATAAAGCGCGGATGCTAGATCGTTGAAACCCTTGGGGCCAGCCTTCTGACCACCGCGAGTGCCACCGACAAAGCGGTCCTCACTGATTGCTTTGCCTGCCCTGTACATCAATCGGATCATCTCCGGGTGATTGCCCAGGCCAGACTCGTTCAACAACTTGCGCAATTCCGGCGTGCCAAATGTGTCGAGTGCCTTCTTCGCAGTGACCAGGTTGTCGTTGAGTTTTTCACCCCCGAACTCCTTGTCAACGCGAGCGGACTCAGCCCACTCGTTGCGCACAGTTTCCAATGCTTGCATCTGACGCTCCAAGATCTTTGGCGCGACTTTGTCAACCATCTTCTGCGCGGCGTCTTGCGGCAGATTCAATTCCTTGGCGATTTCCGAGAATGAGTTCATCACCTCGGGGTCGAATTGCTGGCCCTCGGGGGCTTTGAATTCGTACGCTTCCGGCGCACCCTGCTTTGCAGGATCACCGGCCTGGTCGCCTTCGGCATTGCCAGTCTTCTGACCATCTTGGCCAGCCTGCTGGTTCTGCGTGCTGTCAGCCTGTTGTTGCGATGCCTGTTGCTCGCCACCCGTCGGTTGCGTGCTCGAGGCGTCTTGCGATGCGGGCGTGCCTTCAGTGGTCGTTGCGGCTTGATCCGTCATCAGCGATTCTGTCATTGGATTGCTCCTTTACCATTTGTGGGTACAACTCAGGGCAGAGAGAGTGAACCATCGAAAGCATGCGAAGCCCGAAGTTCCTGTTACCTTCTGCGAATGCCATTTGCATCGAGTTGGTATTGAACGACAGACGGAACACGCCCGACTGATCCAGAAGACGCCACACTACACGGCGCCCCCTCTTGCTACCCATGAGCCACTTGAGGTCAGCCTCTTCGTTCTCTTTGGCCAGTTTCTCACGCACTTCCCTTTCGGCTTTGGCGCGTTCTTGCCCTTTGAGATCGATCGGGTCAAATTCTTTGCTCATGTCGTCAATCTATCCACGGCACATCTGGATACGGGTACCGTCATGCCGCAACTTCA